CCACAAAAAAAACCCCTCAACGGATTGAGGGGTTTTCCCGAATTATGAAAAAAACAAACAAAACTAAAAATTTTAATTCTTTTACTTTTCTTTGCCTCATCTATCTTAGACCACAATTCTTTAGGATCTATTTTTTTGTAGACTTTTTAATTTTTGTAATTATCCCAGGCTAAAGGATAGAGATCATGCATAGATTTCTTTTTATTGTTTCTTATCTAAGTGCGGAGAAAGAACAGTGACTATAAGTTCCCGATGCATTTCCCATCGCTCCTTAAATAGATTTTCCTCATAACGCTCAAAGCCTTTTATTTTATTCTTAAAGGCTCTAGGAGTGGTCTGATAGAAATCATCCTCACGCATTTGTAAGATACCAAAGGCAATTTCTTCCAGTTCATCCCATGTTATTTCTTTGCTTTCGGTTTCGGTTTTGGAGCTTTCTTCTGGCTCACCTTTTTTTTCCGTTTTCTGCGCCTGGAATGCTTTTCATGAAAGCATCGACCACCGTTTGCAATTTACCAGAATCCTGAAAGACTAAATCATTTAAGATGTCATCTGTATTCAAAGACTCGCCACCAGCATTTATAACACCAGCATTTACAAGATCTCCTATTTTTTCCAAGGCATCAAATTTGGGATCTGCACTTATATTGCTAAAGGTTTTTTCAAATACCTTAATCACACCTTGGATTCCTTCTTGCTCCCAAAGCACACCAAGATGTCTAAAAGCCCCATAGCCAAACTTTATAGGGTGAGATACACCCTCTATCGTGATTGATGTCATAAGCTTATAATGGGAGATTTACTTTCTCTAATTTCTTAGATCCAGAAAAGGATATAGAAGCTGTACCATCTTCTTCTACTGCTAGATTAAGTTCTAAACTTTCGATAATACATTCCCCTTTAAACATAAAAGATGCATCACCTTCTGAGGGTACAAATTCAATAGGGATAGCCACATCAGTATCATCATTATACAAATCGAACAAGGCTCCAAAATCGTGAGTATCTGCACCATCCGAAGCAAAAACCGCCAATGCTGATGCAGAACCGCTGAAAGACTTCTGGCCTTTAGCCCTTTCTACACCATCTGTGTCTTTTGTAGATCGCTCTCTGATTTCTCTTGTAAGAGTTACGCTACATTCTGTAGAATGATATACTGTTTTTTCGTCTAAGGTCATCCTTAGGTTACCATTCATTACTTTTTCTCCGGCCATAATTTCTAAGATTTAAAATTTAAATTCATAATTAATTGTGCAAAGACCTTCACGGCCATCGCTGTAGTTGTAACCTGTCTCGTTTCCACGAAACTTCCAGTTGTAACTTGATTCTTTTATTGCAGTTTCAATCGCATCTACTATTGTAGCTCCTTGATTTAAAGACTTGGCGAATACAAAAATGTCTACTGCATATTGCGCACTTCCATCTTTTGTGATTGGTCCAGTATTGCTTAATTTAAAATTGACAAAAGGGAGTTCTTTTTCTTGTGTGGCTAGATCCCAAAATACATTAGCATCTATCACATCTGTAATTGCTTCCAGACTCATTACTTCATTTACATGTTTTGCTGCCTGTAGTATCATGAGCTTAGTTTATCAATTTTTTTCTGAATAAATTTTTGCATTTGCTTTTCGTACTTAGCAGTAGTTGATGAATTACGCTGCGAGACTACTCTATCTCTAGCCTTGTCCACAACTGTGTTTATTTGTTTTCTAGATCCACGTTTGTTAGATCCTATCTCAGTTCCTTTGTCTACAACCATGTGCCGGTAGTAACCGCCTTTTTTCCTTTGTAGAAGGTCTTACCACTATTTGTGGATTACCGCCTACAGCACGAGCCGGCACGGTTTCTTTTGCCACAGACTTCTTAAGGTTGCCTGGTGGATAGCTATTCCCAAAACGCTTTGTAGTCCTATTGCTTTGTGGGAGTTCATCCCTATAAGCCCTTACCAATGGTGTCGCTAGTTTCCTTTGTATCTTAAGCACTTCACGCCTAGTCATTTTGTCGTCTAGCTTTTTCAGCTTTCGATTGAGCTCCGAAAATCCTTTTACATCAATGTCCACGTCTTGTGCATTTAAGTTTAAGAAATCTATTTTTTTGTTGGCCAGATAATTCTATGGAGTTGATCTGGTAGATCCCATCAAAGTCCTTAACGAAATACTTTTGTCCATTGACAAACAGATCAGAACTAAACCTTACAATAAAAGCCACCACTCCAATTCCAATGACTCTACCATCGTCATCATCTTCACTTCCTGTAAAATCTTCACGCTTTGCATACACCACCTCTTTCACCAACTCATCTTCTTGAGTGGATTCTCCGGTGTCGGTTTTGGTCGCTGTATTTTTAAATAGAGATACTTTTCTATTTAATTGTCCAGCGTGTATGTATGCAGATTTATTCATCAAAATGTTTTTCTGTAAGGTCGCAATACGTTGTGCGCTGCCTGATTAAATTTAATGGGCATATTTTCCCTGTAGGTGTCGTTGTGAGCGAATAGCAAAAGACAAGCTCTCTTTATGTCCGCAGGAATGTCCGCAACACTATAACCAAGATCTGCAGTGATAAAGATTCTATAGCCAAAATCTGAAGGGATATCCATGTCTAAGTAGAGGATCTTACTTTCGTAATTCCAATTATTATCTTGGATATCTTTCAGAGTACCATTTTCATCTTCATACTTAAGAGCTGTGATGCCATCTTCTATAATGGGAAATTTAAGTTGAAATCTATCGAACCAACCTTCAACTTCTACGGTAGATCCTAGTCGTTTAAGCACAGGATATTCCAGATAGTTTTCTATCTCGGTAGTGGCTGAATCTATAAATAATTGTAACAATGAATCTTCATCATCAAAATCTATTTTAGAATTCGCTTTTGCCTGGGCAAGAGTAACTATATTTTCTGTTGCTTCTGGAGCACCGTATCTAAGACTGAAAGTGTTCATAAATTATTTAACTATTTCGCCATCTTTGTTTTTCACTAACTCGTCAGCCTGTTTTTCTTTTAAGACAACAGTCATCCCTTTATGTTGTGGAAGACCGTATTTTCCAGCTGCATTGTGACAAAGGATCTTCACCTTTACATCCTTTTGCTTTTCTGGCTTTTTAGATTTTGCTTTCTTAGCTTTAGACTTTTCTTGATCTGCAGCTTTTTTAGCTTCACCAGTAGATTGCTCGACTTTTACATCTTCATTTTTATTTTCTTCAGACATAACTTTTAAGTATTTAATATCATATTACTCTGAGCCTATAAGACCCAGAGCAACACAATAAATGATTATATAGTGATAAATTTGTTGGCAGAGAATGCATTTTCCTGAGCTATCTCTACACCTGCGTGAGAGTTAATTACCAATCTAATGGCATTACTCAAAGAAGCAGAATAAGGATCTTCCAGTAAAGACACTGCGCCCCATTCTCCAATAAACAATTTACTAAAGTCTCCGTAAATTAAGACTTGATTTCCGCTAAGTACTGGCATTAATGAAGTCGCACTTGCGTTATATCCATTAAGTTCATCTCTTCTGTTCCAATTTACAAAACGCCAGGAGAAGTAGGCGGGTCAATTATAGATGCAACTCAGCATGGAGGCGATACGCAACACGGAGAAGGTACATTTCATGGAGGGGTAACTTTTGAGGTTATTGCAAACAAAATAGATCCTGATGAATCGTATGGAGTTGGTGACAACTTATGGGCCAGCTTTTTTATTGGAGGGGATGAGCTAGGTCAAACCGCTGTAATTCCAGAAAGCAGAAGGCGGGAGTTTAGAGAATTAGTATTAAAATTAAAGCCAGCCCATTTAGCTGCCTATATATTCGTTAACTTTACAAATATATCACTAGGAACAATACAGAATTAAAAAATAATAAAAATGGCTAGAAATAAAGCAACCTTACAAAACAACATAGACCTTTCAGATCCTTCAAACTATCTAAACGGCAGGATAAAAGATAACACAGGCTCTGGAGATGGGACACCTGTTAACGAAAGGAGTTTATGGAGATTTTCATCAGCTATTCGCAAAGCTTATGAATTTATCTGGATTAGCTTTTTAACAATTTACCAGAAAACGAAACAAACGGTTTATCAGTTTATTGACTCACTAAGAAATTTAGCTAGTAAAAATGATTTAAATTATGAATTAAGTAAATCTGGAAGCGTTTTAACTTTGCCTATACGATTAGGTAAGGTGACCAATAACGAAATATTCAGAGCAAAAGCAACTTTTAATAAAGGTAGCGAAACTACAATTCGTGGTACTTTAGATAATTCTAATAAGTCGGTTACTTATTTAGGCGATTTTAAAGAAAATGAATATGTAAGGTTGATTAACACAACCGCAAGCGTATTAATTATAAGGGAGGTAGACGCTTTTAATCTTGGAACAATAGTAGAAGAGCTAAATTACTTAAAAGCGGCTACTCAGACGCAAGAAAACACGGGAACAACCGACGAGGCAGCTACAACGCCGCTAACAAATAAAACAGTATTCACAAAAAGAGTTAATGGCGATAATAGTGATGATTATTTAGCTAATACAAATAGGAACGGTTTATTATCTGCTGCTTTTTGGGATATAATTAATGGAATTGGAACGCCAGCTTTAAGAAATAGAGGGCGTTTTGTTTTGGGAGATATTTCAGGATCTTCACCGGGAACAAATTTAGTATCTAATGGTCAAATAAGTGCCACAGTTACTGCATTAGGTAGTGGACGATCCACTGTTGACATAACTTTTGATAATGAAATGGATAATATGAGTTACAGACTAGATTTTAACGCTGAAAGTTTAGGAAGTTTAGATTTAGACAATGATTTTAGAGGTTTAGTTTTAAAAAATAAGCACAACTAAGGCTAGTTTTTAATACAAGAAAGCGCAAATGTCACACAAAACATACAAATTCACGTTGACGTAATACAGCTATAAAATGAGAACAATAAGAGATTTACCAATCGTACAGGACGGAAATAATACTTTATTTCCAGACGGACAAATTAAAACGAAACAGCAACGGATCCAGGAACGCCTGTGGTTCGTGAAATATATGGAGACGTTATAACTAACATTTATAAAATTATAAGAGATGCGGGGGTTGATTTTACAGAAACCGAGGATAGTGAAAGCACTCAATATCAGCTCCTTGACGCTTTAAAAGTTTTCACTAATGAATTAAACGACACTATGCAAGTGTTAACAGTTAATGGATTAAAAGTGTCTATTAATGTTAGCCTTGACAATTTGCCTAATAATTATGTTTTTATTGGTCAAGTTTCTGATTCCTTATCCGCTGGAGTTACTTATGAATTGGAAGGCACTGATGATAATACGTATAATTTCAACGTACAATCAGGTATAAATTCATCTTCACAGGTTCTTTTAATTGTAAACAAATTTTCAAACGTCAGGTTAATTGACCTATCAAAAGAAACCGTTCAAAACACTAT